TAGCCTCAAAAGTATCCATAAATTCTCTTAGATACTTTATTTTTAATGGAATAATCTCAACCTCTGTACCATCAACTAGTTGAATTATTTCTGTTTTATATATTTCTGTAGCCATTTAAACCATTTTACCACAAACAACAAACCCACCCCCATATAGGGAGTGGGCTGTTATTAATCTAAGATTAGATTATGATGCAGTATGAGTACGATCTACGATCTTGCCATATGCGCCAGAAGCGTCTTCTGGAAGTAGACGGAATGAAACTTCAAACATTGAAGGTTCATCACGCTTTGCCGATACAGTTACATTCTCAATTGAGAGTGCACGGTATCCGACATAAACACGTTCTACATTTGAAGAGTCATCGCAGTCACCAGTACCAGGGCCGACAGCAGCGATTCCTCGCTCAACTGGGCACTCACCGAGTTCGCCTGCTGAAAGATTCAGACGGCGTCCTGCGGAAGTTGACTTTGTACCAGTAAGTTCTGACTCTGGCATTGCAAGAGCATAGAGTAGATTCTCAAGAGTTGCCTCAGCGAATGCTGTAGCAACATTTACCTGCATACCTTGCTTGTAAAGTTTAGCAACATCAAGGACCTGATCAACTGCAACCTCACCGAAGTCAGGCTGGAATTGCATTTCAAGACCGTTCATTGTATAACCGACGTTTGTCCAGAAAGAACTTGCAGACAGAGTTGACTTATAGGACTCTGTGCTTACAAATGGGTAATCTGTGAAAACGTCAGCATCAAGAGTAGTATCGCAGATAAAGAACGCTGCGGCACCGACGATGATGTTGTTAGACGTACCACGGGTATATGCTGGCATATTGTTTCACCTCTTTTTTCCTTGTTGAATAAGTGGGCGTGTTTCCTCGATATAAGTATAACAGTATTTTTTAGGTATAGAGGGTGCCAGTTAGGTCGTTTGTATGATAGTCATATTCAATAATGACCTTATTTACAAATAGGGTTCTTGCAGAGGCTAGTTCTGCTACATCCCTACTCTCATCTGCCTGATAGACCCTGATATTATGAAAAAATACATTTGTCGTTGTTCCAGTAATTGGATTGTCCTTAATCCACTTATTAACATCTTGGGCTGCTGAGTCTTCTCTATCTAGTGCATCTGTTATAACTCTTACAGAGTCCATTAATTTTGCAACATCTGAAGAATAAATAAAATATATTAACTGCTCTCTTTTATGTCTGTAAAATGGTGTTGGTCTAAATCTCATCATTCTGTCATAAACAATTAAGACTGGAGACTGGGTTTGTCTGATCTGAATAGTATCATTATATAAATCTTCTATGTTAGTTGGAAATTGTGCTGGAACCATAGGATCAAATCCAGCCTGCAAGGGAGTTTCTGGTGCTGAATCAATTATTCCAAACTCTGCTAGTTGGGCTGCGACATACCTATTTAAAAATTTAGGTGGAAATCCAGTAGTTGAAATGCTAGTGACCATATTACTATTCTACCCCAATTCTTGCATTTGCTATCCAACCAAAGCCAGTGCTAACGCCTTTTGCTCTGCCGACTTTAGACCCTTGACGAATATTCTTTTTAAATGCCGTTGGTCTTTTAATATAATCATATAAACCAGAAGCACGAATAAATGATTGTTTAAAGTATCTTAACATGAACTCATCAAATACCTGTTCAAATGAACCTTGAACTTCATCTCCACCTGGACTGGTTACGGTAACTGGATTTTTAGTAAATACTGTTTGACCACCAGATTCAAATGCTAATACAGATCCACTCTTAGGTTTAATTGTAACTGTTCTACCCTGTTCCATTATTTTTGCTTTATTTACAAAAGGTGTAGTTGCATCTGCAGACATTGATCTTGACTGCCTAAAATTAGAAAATAATGCCAAACCATTTTTATTTACGATAAAATCTATATCAAACAATCTTGCTTTTGGACTACCTACACGATACCATTCATAGATGTGATGTAGTGCTTTTGGATTTGCTTTTGCATTGATATCAATATATTGACCTAGGGCTGCTATAACTTCCCTGCCCAACTTCTCTAAAAATATTTTTTTACCATCTTGAACACCATCAAGAAAACCATAAGAATAATCAATAATATTATTCATAGTTTTTCTAAATTGACGGGTATTTGTAGTTACTATCATCAGTCACCTACAGTCTGATTTTCAGCCCTACGCCATAACATCTTATAATATTCAATAGTATTAAATGGACTTACATATGGCTCCACAGTTGCTACTTCAAAAATTGTTGCTCTACCTGCACGTACTCCAGCAGTTTCTTTGTAAATCAGTTCATCATTAGCATGTCTGATATTTGTTATAAGAATATTTGTAATAGCATTTGTTTCTTTTTGTGAAGAGATTCGTGGGTCCGCTTTGGTTCTTGCTATAAGTTTGTTTTCATACTGTAAAAATGTTTCTGGCTTTATGTTTTCTTTTCCAGCACCGCCAACAGAAGTGGCATTACAGGCTATAGTTTTATCAAATACCCAATCTTTTTTAGGTTGTCCATAATCACCTTGAGTAATAATCGGGTAGTAAACATCAGCCTTCATTGGAAAAATAAAATCGGTATCTTCGCAGATCACCATTATAATACTCCAGGACGAGTTACCAGATTCACATACTTATCTAAAATTTTATCCACTAAAAGATTACCAGTTCCTTCAAGCATTGTTTTGCTATATTTGACATTAAACTGATCAGTCTTATATGAATCTACATATCTCTTATAGTAATCTAGTTTGCCACACTTAATATCTTCAATAAGCATATTGGCTGCATCTTTAATATCATTTGGTACTACTTTATACCCTGCCTCAATATAAAACATGTAGTCTCCACCTTCTGGGAAACTTACTCCGCCTCTAAAGGTTTGAATGTTTGCACTGTCGCCAGTATCATACCAATCAAAAGAGTCTGATGCTGCCATAGCAGTTCTTGCTGGCTTACGCTCATCTCTATTCCAGTTATCAACACCAGCAACTGGATCTTTGATAATTGCAGTTTTATCTTTTGTAATACTATAATCATATGAATCTAATGCTGGACCGTCTTCATCATCAACATCCCAAACCTTTTGAGCATTTTCATATACTTTAAGAACCTTGTAGCCACGTATCCAAATAGGCATATAGTCTGTGCCTTGACCTACGGTTTGAAGCCATTCTGTAGTAAAATAAAATCCATCTGGAACATATGAATCAATTATATTTCTTGCTAAACTTTCATACTCAGTGTATTCTGCTATCTCTGTGGCAGTTGTTCCTAGGGTATTAGGATCTACGTAAGGACGAACAATCTCTAGGTTGTCCTCAACAACAACGTCTCCACGAGCAGTGCCATTTTTTTCATAAATTGTAAGGGCATAATATTCATCGTATTTGGAAAATGTATCTGATAGGGTATAAGAAACCACAGAACTTGAGTTAGATGTAACTGCTACATCTACTAATTCTTCGTTTCTGTCGTTACTTTCTATAACAAGAAAGTATGACGTGCTTGCTGTTGGTACTGTGTACTCAATCTGAAGCGGGTATGGGGGAATTCTCAAAATCTCCATTAGTCTATACCGTAGTGCCTTGCTAACTCTTGGGGCGTTGCTAGTCTAACTCCCTTGCGAGAAAGCCACCAATCGGCTGCCTCCTTACTAACTATATTATAACCAACTTTGAGTGCACCAATTTTTTTATCACTATTGTGTTTATTTCTTTCTGAATAAATAGCAACTTGTTCTGGTACATTTTTTTTGGCTATTTGTATTACTTCTTTGCCCTCTAAAATATTTAACATTTCTATTTTTGTTCTTGCATCTTTGAGATCAATATTATTTTTTTTTGCAAATGATTTAATTTCAAATACGCTTTTTGTTTTTAAATCTTCTACATTTAACATATTATTCCTCCACTGTCATTATACCAGAGATGCTAAAAGGGAGCGGGGTTTATTCCGCTCCCTCTTAATACTGCTTATTTAATTTTAGGAATCTGCGCTGTCTGCGTCGCCATAAGCAACTGCATCCAACTCTTCCCATGCAATACCAAAGCGAACGAAAACTGTATATTCTACAGTATCCTTCTTTGGCTTGTATTCACGGTTTACCGTGATATCACGCTGGAAGCCCCAGACACGGTTCTCAGGGAATGTGAGATCTACATATCCTGCTGGATAGTAAGGAACCTCAAGTACATCCACTCCAAGAACACGGGTGGTACGAGAACCACCGAATGTCTGTCCTAGACCATCAAGATATGCTTGACGGTTAGCCTGTGTGCTACCTGGTGTTTGTCCAGCAATCGCTTCAGCAATAGCATCAGCGAGTGTACCGTTATTCTTAACGATACCCTGGAATGCGTCAGTACCTGCATAGAACTTAAGATTGCTCTTAAGTGCACGATACTTACGTGGCATTGCAAGAATGATATCCTGCATTACTTGTGGAGTCCACTCGTTATCAGATACGGTAACATCTGCTTCATGAGCAGCGTTTCCTACTGTACCACGAGTTTGCTTAATAAAGCCAGACATGATTGAAAGGAATGATCCTGTAGCACCATCACCGTTAATCGCTAGATCTTCAATGTCATTTGCGAATGCATTGGTCATCAAGCGAACGAGACGATCTTCAAGAGCCGCTCCTTCAATATTGTCTTCTAGAGACTCTGTAGATACTTCCCAGTCAAGACGAATCTTTTTGGTTGTAAGTTCTACTTTTGTAAATGTTGCGCCTGCATTTGTGTATGCGTCATCTGCTTGTGCAGCAGCACGAATTACACGCTCACCAACGTTAACCTTTTCGATTTCCATGGTGTTTGCTCGCATTGTAACTCTACGACCATCCTTGGCGAGAACTGTTGCATCCCACACGTAGTCGATAAAGCGGCGAGCCTGCTCTGGTGCTAGAATACCGCCGTTAACTCCTGTTGGGTTTACTGCGTTTGCTCCAGTTGTTACACCGAAGGTTCCGCCAGTAACGTTACCAAGAGATTCGGCAGGAGACACGTTACCGCCAGCATCGGTTGCTGTTGCAGATCCGATACCGCCAGAAACGAAAGCACCCGCTTCAGCAGCCTTAATTAGTTTTTCTTGTTCCGACATATTGTTCACCTCCATTTGGTTTTTACTAGTTAAATAGGTCGGCATTTGTGAGGAAACGTCCGCCCCATAGGGATTTTTGAGTCTTCATTTCTGAAAACTCCTGCACGATCTCGCCTAGATCGCCAGACTTGCGGAAAGCGGTATCTGCTTCTACTGCATCAACTCGCTTGCCAAACTCATCGAAAGAACCCTTTACATCTTTAACCTCACTTGCTACAGACTTAACTTCTCCTGTAACTGTTTCAAGGGACTTTGTAATTGCATCAACGTTAGCCTGAAGTGACTTAACGGTTTCTGCTAGACTGCTCAAGGCATTA